CCGATTATTGGCGATGCGCAGGATGTCGCCGGTGTCGGCGGTCACCGTGCCCAGGCCGGCCGCGCCGCCGGCCGCCAGCATCACCATGGCGTTCGGAACGATCGGGCCGAGCGTCGGCGTCGTGCCGCCGAGGAACCCGGTGAACGGGTTCGAACCGCCGCCGATCGTCAGGTTGGTCGTGTTGGCATCGCCTGTCTTCGGGGCATTGATCAGGATCAGGCCGACCAGCTCCGCCATCGCGATCGCGTTGCCGAACGTGTCGGTCAGGCCGCCGACGAGATCGATATCGTCATTGGCACCCGAGGCGACGGTGCGCTCGCCGAACCAGGACAGGTCGGCCTGGCCGGCGCCGGTGCCGGTGGCGAGGATCAGTTCGAGGTCGATCTGCGCCGGCGCGGCGGCATTGCCGAACGGGCCGTTGACGCTCTGAACGGCCCCGAAATCAGCCTTGATGGTTGTCTGCAACGTCATGGTCTCGGTCTCCTTGAAGTGGTCGGTCTCACGCGGCGCGGCGGCCGATCAGCGGGACGCCCGAGCGGGAGCGCGCACGCGCCTGCCGGCGCCGTTTCGCTTCGGCCCCGGACAGTTCCTCGCCGTCGGTCTCGTCCGCCCCCTCGGGCTGCTGCGGCTGGATCCGCGCCTCGGGACGGCCGGGATCGGGATCGAGCCCGAGCGCGGCCATGGCCGCCCGCTCGCGGGCCCGCTGCTCGATCACCTCGCGCCAGTCGAGCCCCTGCTCGGCCGCCTCGCGCTCCAGCGTCGACACGTTCAGCGAAATCCGCATGGCGGCCGCCTCGGCCTCCTTCTGCGGGTCGATGTAGCCGCGTGCCTGGCCGATCCAGTGCGCCCCCGCCCACGCATCGGGCGCCAGCGCGAAGGACGGCGCCCCGGCCGGAAGATCGAGCAGGCCCTTGTCGAAGACTTCCTCGAGCCATGCGCGATACCAGGGCTGCAGGAACTGCGCGATGATCTCGGCGCGCATCGCCTGGAACCCCCTCCAGACTTCCTGCAACGCCGCGCGGGCCGACGAATAATTGACCTCCGACCAGTCCATGGTCAGCTGCTCGGCCGTGATGCCGAGGACGGCGGCAAGGTTGCGCAGGCCGAACTTGAAGAACGATTCGAACCCGGAATTGGGATGCTGCGGCCGGCTCAGCTCGACATCCTCGCCGGGGTTCAGGAAGTTGATCTGCCCGCCCGCCATGCGGATCGGGCTTTCCTTGTAGACCGAGGCCTGCGCCTGCATCATCGCGTCCATCAGCCCGCCCAGCGCCTCGGCCGGCTGCTCGGCCTCGAGCGCGTCGGCGAGCGCGCCCGCATCGAGCGGGGTGGTCACGAAAGCGGCGAGCAGGGCGTTGAGCGCCGCCGCCGACAGTTCGTAATCGTCATACTGGTGCAGCTGCCGGCCCTTGCGCATGAACGGCACCAGATCGGCCACCGCGCGGGTCATGCCCGCCTCGCGGCGCCGCCGCAGGTGCACCACGCGCGGCCGGCCCCATTCCGTCTCGCGTTCGATGAACGTCCAGTGCTGCGGCATCTGGCCCGGCAGGTGCCAGTCGCCCGGATGGGCGTCGGCGAACCAGTAGCCCGTGGCCGCGCCCAGCGCATCGAGCGAGACGCCGTCGCGCAGATCGACGCGGTCCATGGTGCCGCGCGGATTGGAACAGCGCGCGGGATGGACGACCTGCATGGCGGTGCGCCAGCCCGCCGGCGCATCCTCGCGCCAGACCAGAATTCCGAAGGCCTCCCCGTCGGCGATGTAGTGCCAGGTGGCCGACGTCACCACGGACATCGCCGTTCCGGCGCGCTCGGCGTCCGCCCAGAAGCCGCCGCCCTCGGAATAGTCGCGCCACAGCGTCTCGATCTGTTCGCCGATCGTCTGGGCCTGATCGCGGGTCAGCCCCAGATAGCGCCAGTTCGGCATGGCGTTGAGCCGGAAGCCGGCGCCGACCAGGTTGACCAGCTTCTTGTCGATGGCGGCGAAGACCCAGCCATCGTTGCGCGCCATGTCATGAACGCGCGCCGACAGCGGTTCGCGATCGGCCGAAACGGCGGCCTGGCCCGACACGAACGGCGCGCGCCATTCGCGCAGCGCCGCATGATCGGTGCCCGCGCCCTGATAGGCCCGCCGCCACGACGCGCTCATGGCGGTCGCCTGCGCGCGTCGGCGCAGGTCGGCGGGCAGCGGCTGGCCGTCCGGGCCAAGGATCACCGGGTCGGTCACCGGAAGCTCACCGCGCGCGACGGCGCCCGATGCCGTGACTGCCCGGCAAGCGCCGCGCGGATCTCGGCGATCCAGCGCCGCAGCCTGTTCTCGCTGGTCGCCTGGAACTTGATGGTCTCGCCGTCATAGGACAGTTCCACCTCCTGCGCGCCCAGCATCAGCCGGTTGAGCGCATCCTCGGCGTCGGCGAGCCGCTGTTCCCAGACGGCCCGGTTCGTATCGGTGACAGTGATCGTCATGGGTCCTGACCGGTTCGGGCGCGCCGGGCGCGGGCGAGCGCGTCGGCGACGGATTGTCTGGAGGTTTCATCGGCGGCCGGCGCGGCGGCCCCCTTCGGTTGCCCGGCCGTCGAGACCATCAGATCCTCGAGATCGACTTCGGCCGGTGCGAGCGCGGCCACGGCATCACGGCGCGCCGCCCACTCATCCTCGCCCCAGCGGTTGACCCCCAACCGCACCATGGCCGCGCGTGCCTGGTTGGCGTTGTCGAGCACCTCGTTGCGCTTGCCGGTGGGCAGGTCCCACTGCCAGCGTACCCGGCCGGCCCGGCGCACCATGACGCGGCGTTCGGAGACGAGCTGCTGCCAGAAATCGTCGCCCATGCCGGCGGGCAGATCGACGTAGCCGGGCCGGGCCGGATCGGTCTTCTTCAGGTGGCGCATCAGCCGGAGCTTGAACTCGGAGGCGTTGAAGGTGAAGAACCGGTTCGCGTAGGGCCGCCGTTTCTTGCGCCCGCGCTTGTCGGTCTCGTAGGAGACCTGCAGAAGCAGCGGCGCATTGTCCTGGTTGCCGCCGCGCACCATGATCACCTTCGAGCGCGGGTGCTTCTTGGCCCAGTCCCACACATCGTTGGTCGAGTAGTTGCCGTCGATCGCCGTCATGTCGACGGGCCGGGCGAGACCGCTCTCGTCGGTCCATTTGCGGGCGATCAGCGCATCGAGCGCCGCCCTGATCTCGGGCTCGGATACATGACCCGAATGTTCCTCGGCGCCGGGACCGAAGCGCCCGGTCCGTCCATCGAACCGGCCGTGATCGATCGGCGCCGCGTAGGCAAACTCGCCGAACCCCCACAGGGTCCATTCGACCCAGCTTTCCTGAACGTCGATGCCGAGGCAAAGGACGAGCGCGCGATCGGGCACCGTGCGCTTACGGCGGGCATTTTCCTCGGCCCTGTCGCGCAGCATCTCCCAGTCGACCGCGGCCTGGTCGAACACCATCGGCAGGCCGAGCGAATCGTTGAAGAACGTCTGCTCGATCGACCGGCGCTCGGCCTGGTCGGCGTCCTCGGCCGCTCCGTTCTGCACCTTGGCCCAGCCGCGCGCGATCGCCGACCAGCTCTCCAGCGGTGAATAGGCCATCCAGATATGGAACGACCGGTGCCAGTTCTTCCGCTCGGGATGGCGCGCGACCCAGTGCGCGCCGTTGGCCGGGTCGACCATCCATGCCCGGTGGCGTTCCTCGATGCGACCGGCGCAGGCGATGCACCGGAAATGCGCGTCCTCAGGGTTCTCCGGATCAAGGTGGTCGCGCATGTTCTCCCATTCGAGCGGCTGGAACGCGCCGCAATGCGGGCACGGCACGTGATAGCTTTCCTGGCTGCCCTCGTTGAACGATCGCGTGATCCGGCATCCCGGCGACAGAAGGGGCGTGGACAGCTTGAAGAACTTCGCCTGCGCGGAAGCCTTGCCCCGGCTCTCGGCCTGCACCTCGGGGTCGCCGGCCGAATTGTCCTCCCATTTGCCGAGATCGTCGTGAACCTGCTTGGGGCAGGTCATCTGCGACAGGTTGGCGGCCGAGTTGGCGCCGGCCACCTGGATCGCGCCGCGCCCGTCGCTGCGCTCCTTGTAACGCACCGAGCTGCCGCCATCGCGCGACCGCTCCGGAAACAGCGTGCGCAGATGCGCCGATTCGCGGATCATCGGCGTCAGCTTCTGCTTGGACCACCGGTCGCCATTCTCCTCGGTGGGGTGCACGTAGAGGAACAGGCACGGGGCAAGGTCGAGCGTGCCGAGCGTGAAGACGTTGGCGAGCACGGTGCCGCCGACCTGGGCGGACTTGCGCAGCGTCACGTAGCGGCACGGCTCCTCGGGCGACAGCGCGTTCAGGATCTCCGTGAAGAACGGAAACAGCCTTTCATTGTATGCGCCGGGGAAGTCCGAGCTGGTCTCGGTGAATCGGATGTTTCGCTTGGCCCAGGCCAGATAGTCGACCGGCGGCGGCGGCTCGGTAACCTCCGCCAGGACTTTGGCCAGAAGGCGTTCGGGATTGTAGAGCAGCGTCACGCGGCCAGTTCCGGTGCGTGCGCGGCATCGTCATCGGCCGCGTCCTCGACGTGGGCCGGCTGCGCTTCCGCTTCGGCCTTGAAGCCGGCGCTCGCGCGCTTGCGGGAATCGCGCCAGCAGCGGGTCAGCAGCGTCATCGCCTCGGACTTGGAAAGGCCGTGCTCGGCGGCCAGCGCCATGGCCATGTCGCGGATCGCCGCTTCCATCACCGTGAACGCCTCCGAAGCCGCTCGGGTCATCTGCGCCCGCGCGTCGGCGGTCAGCATGTATCGCCCGGTCTGCGCGGCTTCCTCGCGCGCCATGCGCTCGGTCTGCATCTTGGCCTGCTTGGCCTTTTCCTCGGCCACGATGCGCAGGTGATTGTCGGCCGCCGAAGGGGCGGGTGCGAGCGGCGGGGCTTCCAGTTCGGCGCGTTCGGTGTTGCCGTCGATGACGGCTGCCGCCGCCTTGCCGTTCGCGCCCAGCGCCTGCGACTGGTCGAGCCGCTGACCGAGATGGCGGTCGGCGATCTCGACGATGATGCGCGCACGCCGGCCCTCGCCCTCCAGCGCCGACGGGCCGATCTGGCCATCGGCGATGTACTGCGAGATGCGCCCCGGCGAGACGCCGCGGTGGGCGGCATACTCGCCCTTGCTCATCGTGCGCTCGGTCATGACGGCATGTCCCGCGCGTCCGCGCTCACTTTAGCGATTGGCATCGATCTTTAGGCTCGGTGTTTAGGCTTCAAGAACCGGCTCAGACTGGCCACAAACTGGGGCCCGAATTACTCGCGCCGGCGAGGCGCCGAGGAAGGACCCGCAACGCCGCACCACCGCCCCCGTTCAATGCGAATGGACCTGCGACGTCGATCACCATCGTTTGCGCTGCCGTTTGGCCCGGCGTTCAGCGGCGGCGAGGTCGGTTGGGCTTGCGCAGGATGGCATCGGCGTGCCGCCTGACCCAGACCGGCAGGCGCTGCCTGACAGTCTGCGCCGTCCACTGGCGAAAGCGGAAGCGTTCCTCGTAGGCGGGCCGGTTGGTCGTGAAGATGAACAGCGGCACGATCGTGCCATCGGCCTTGCGCTGCCAGATGCCGCGCGGCAGGCTGTCGGCGTTGCCGCCCCTGCCCTGGTCCCTCGCCCCCGGCACGAAGACCCGCCCGATGCCGCGCGCCTTGCGGCGCTTCATCGTCTTGCCCGTCGCGTTGCCGATGCCCTCGGTGCCGATGCGCAGCTGCGCGACGATTTCCGGATAGACCCGCGTGGGCACGTTACCGTACCGGTTGAGCCGGATGCCCGCCCCCGGCATGGCGTACTCGTTGGACCGCATCAGCCCCTTGGCGATCAGGAACTTCTCCCACCTGGTGTGGCCACGATATTCGCCGGTGATCTGCGGCCGCAGGTATTTCGCCGCCGGCGTTCCCTTGCCCGCCCGATCCTTGATGAACAGGCGCGCGACCGGCCTGCGCGTCGAGGCGAACGACATGGTCGCCGCGCGCTGGGTGAACGGGACGGGCTTGTCGAAGGCCCGCTTGGTCCATTTCTGGAAATAGCCCTCGACCGGCGCGTAGCCGCTGAACGACCGCCTGCCGACGCCGGACTTGCCGACGATCTCGACGGCCGTCTGGTTGACGGCGCGGCGCAGGACGCGCGGCAGGTCCTCGCCCAGATCGCGGGCGAGCTGCCGGTCGAACTGCAGATGGTTGCTGCGGACGGTGAGCATAAACGATGATCGCAGGCCATATCTCCCCCTTCGCGGAAGAACGACGCCGCCGATCGGCTTTGTCGCTTCCAGGGTTGGAGGGCGCCGTGCCCGCCCGAAGGCGGAGGTCAGTCCAATTAGCTCCAGTGGCCTTGGATCAGAACGGCTAGTTGCAAAGCCGCACGCTGTCAATCCCCATGCGGCACGGCGTCAGCCGGCCGAACAGATCGAGTTCCAGCGCCAGTTCGCCGTTGCGATCCTCCGACCGCACGACCTTTCCCTCGATGCCCTTGAACAGGCCCGAGGTGATCACGACGCGCCGGCCCCGCGCGAACAGAACGCCCTGGTCGAACGCGCTCAACCCCTCGAATTCCATGAGCCTTTCAACGGTCACGGCGGGCAGCGGCGCGGGCTGCCCGTCCATGCCGAGAATGGCCGAGACGCCCTCGAACGTCATCACACCGAGGAACGCCGCGTCCCATCCTGACACAAGCTCGACCAGCACATAGCCGTCGAACAGCGGCACCCGGTCTTCGACGGTCGTCCGCCGGCGTGGCCGCTTTCGCACAACTTTCCGCATCGGACACCAAGCGTTCAGCCCTTCGGCGCGCATCGATTCGGTCAGCGCCATGCCACTGCCGCGATGGGCCACGACATACCATGCGCACTTGCCGTCGCGATCGGCCGCTTGGGCCCGCAGCCAGCGCACCATCTCGCGCCGGGCCCGCTCGCTGTCCATCTTCCGCACCGAGCGGTCGGGATCGGCGACATGGGTCCGCCAGTCGTCATCGCCGAAGTCAGGCTTCACGGTCATCTCCCGTCGCTCCATCGGTTGCGGTTTCAAGCGCCTCGGCGAACGCGGCGAGCGCCGCCTGAAGGTCCGCCGGCGAAGCCGGAGAGGCCGACCGGCCGTCCGGCCCTTTGGCCGGCTCGCAGCCGAGCCGTGGAAGAAACACCACGTCCATGCCGTCGGCGCGCGGGAACCATGGCCAGGACCGTTCGGCGAACAGCGCCCGCCAGTCATCGGCGAGCGGGCCCGCCACGGGCACCGGCTCCATCGCCGGCTTGAGCGCCCGCGCCCAGCCCGGCGCGGGCACCGAACGGCGCTGTTCGGCCTGCCCGTCGAGCCAGCGCACATGCCGTTCGACGCGCAGGCCCTCGACCGTGGCCTCGCCGGCCGCGATCAGCCCTTCCTGAAACCGGGTCGGCCGGAACCCGTCATCGGCCGGCACCCGGCCCGCCGCGATCGCCGCCAGGCGCATCGCCGCCCAGACCGGCCCGAACGGCGCCGCCCTGTCCGGCGGTGTCGCGCCGGCCTTCGCCGTCTGCCCGGTCTCGAAACGCCGGATCAGCTCGGGGTCGAGCCCCTCCCAGAGCCGGTCGCGCAGGAAGTTCCCCGGCGAGACCGGCCGCTTGCCGCGTCGGCGGATGTCGGTCAGGTAGGGATCGCGCCAGCGTTCGGCCTGCTGGCGTTCGGTTTCCGACAGCGCGGCCATCTGCCGGCCGACATAGCTCGGCGTGCCGGTGTCCCAGTCCTCCCACGGCCCGGCGGCGAAGCCCTTGCCGTTGCAGAACCGCAGCACGCGTTTCTCGAACGCCGCCCTGCCGGGCACGGTCGCCGGATCGGGAGGAGCGTTCTGTTCGGTATCGCTCGCCGCAGCGCCGGCGCTGCCGGCTGGCTCGCTCCGCCGCAAAGGCGGCGACGGCCGTTCGGCCTTGGGACGGGCACCATGTTCGCCACCCGCCTCCCCATCCCGGCCATCGGATGGGGACACCACATCTGGGGGCGGCACATCTGGCACGCCTTCCGCGTCCCCGCCCGCGCGCTCTCTCTCTACTGACGGTTCTATTGATGGTTCTATGACGGTTAGGGCGACACCGGTGTCACCCCCTGGCGCGCCATTTGTCACCCCCGGGGTGTCACCAGTGTCACCCCCTCCGCCGTCGTCATGGGGTGTCAGATTGTCACCCCCACCACTAGATGTTGTGTCTGCCCCCGCGCCCGGTTCCGGTCCGTTCGGGGCAGGCTGACCACCCGATTCGCATTTCCCGTCACCGAAGCGGTCGGCGCGGATGCGGAACCGGTTGGTTCCGTTCCTGCCCTCGCCCTCGGCGATCTCGAGTAGCCCCGCCGCCTGCATGTCGCGGCAGGCGCGCTGCGCCGAGCGTTCCGAGGTCCGCGCCTTCGCGGCCAGCGCCGGGATCGACGGCCAGCAGACGCCCTCGTCGCTCGCCCAGTCGGCCAGCGCCAGCAGCACCGTCAGCTTGGTGCCGGCCACCGGGGCGTGGTCGAACACGGCGGTCATGACGCGAATGCTCACAATAGCCGCCCTCCCCGTTGCTCTTCGGCCCAAACCGCCACACAGGCCGGGCAGGCGTCGCACCAGTCGGCGCCGCGCCGGAACCGGCGCCAGCCGGCCGCCTTCGCGTCGGCCAGCAGGACATGGCGATCGCCCGCTTCATGGGTGTCCGGCCACGGCTCGCCGCAATCGTCGCAGACCAGTTCGATCGTGCCTGCCTGCCGTTCGATCATGCCGCCCTCACCCAGAACGTGACGCCCGTCGGGCCCTCGACCGCGCGCGCCGTGCCGGCCGTCCGCGCCGCCTCGACCACGCGGCAGGCGTGCAGCACGGTGGTGTGGTCGCGCCCGCCCAGATAGCGGCCGATCTGCGGCATGCTCATCGTGGTCAGGGTCCTGAGCGCGTCCATCAGCGCCTGGCGCCAGACGACGACCGCCTTCGTGCGCCGCGCGCTGACGATGTCGGTCCAGGGCACCGGGCAGACCGCGCGGAAATCGGCCTTCACACGCGCCGCCGGCAGGAACGTGCTGTCGCCGCCCGCTGCATGATGCATCCGCCAGGCGACGACATGGGCGTCGGCCTCGCGCAGCGGCGCGCAGCAGATCGTGCGGAACGCCTCCGAGACGGCACCGGCCTGGCGCCGGGCGCGCGCAAACGCCGCCCTGCCCGCCTGGTCCGGCGCGGGACCGGTCGCCGCACGCGTCGATGACGACCCGGCAAGCATCGGCCGTGCCCGCGGCGCCGTCCCGTTCAGGCGCGCCCGCACGGCGGCATAATGGGCGCGCAGCGCCGCGACATCGGTGAAGGTCGGCCGTTCTCTCATGGTGAGGCTCCGTTTTCATCGCCCGGCGTACCGGCGGCTTCGCCGCCTGCCGGGCTCCGGCCCGAAGGGGCCGACCCCGGATCGCAGTCCGAGGCAGGCGCGCCGCCACCGCGCCCCTCGTTCTTCATCGCCTCGAGCATGGCGTTGGCGGCGGGCCAGTCGACGCGCAGCGACAACCGCTTGAGCCCGTGCCAGGGCCCCATGATCGCCCCGCCGAAGGCGGCGGCGCGGCGCAGCGTCTCGATCTCCATGCGCACGTCGACCGCGTCGACCAGGCCCGCCCGCCAGCGGTCGCCCTTCTTGCGGGCGCGCTTTTTGGGCAGAGGACAGCCCGGCCCGGCCACCGTCGCGACAAGCCGTGCGGCGCGATCGTCGTCATCCGCAAAGAGGCCGCTGACCGGCAGGAGACGCGCCGGATCGTCGGTCACGCCACCGCTCGCCAGCCAGCGATCGGCGATCCGGTCGAGCGCCCGGCCCAGCGCGCCGAGGGCGGCGTCCCGGCTTGCGAAGAACCAGCCCGCCGGCAGCACGGTGCGCCCCGCACCGATCGTTGGCGCCAGCACCCAGGTGAAGCCGCGCACGGTGCCGAACCGCCCGCGCAGCGGATCGCCGCCCAGCTCCATCGGCCGCCCGGCCTGCCCCAGACCCGATCCGGGGTCCGGCGCGATGCAGGGCACCACGGCCAGCGTGCCGAACGCCTCGGCGGCCAGCACCATCCGATGGCCGCCCGAGACCATCGGCACGGAGATTTGTTCGGGCACGCGGGTCATGGGTTTGCCTCTTTGTCGCTCACGGTGTCGGCCGGTCGGCCTCGCTCGCTCCCGGCCAAAGGGCCGGACGGGCAGTCGCCCTTGCGGCCTTCGGCCGGGCCCTCGTCGTCGGCCTGTCGAAAGGGCCTGTCCTGAGCCTGCCGAAGGATCATTCCGCCGCCTCCATCATGCGAACAAGTCGGTCTGCGCTGGGGGCATCGCGGGCGGCGAGCCGAGCGACGAGAGTGCGCACCGCATAAGCCGCCTGTAGCGGCACAACGCCGTTGCCGAGCATGGCCAGCCGTTCGGTGCGGGACCACGCGCCAACATCGTCCATCCGGACGGCCAGCCCATGAGCCACTCGACGAACATCGGGTTGAGCTGGCGCCGGAACGCCGGGCGCACGAAGGGCTTCGGCTCGTTGCGCGAGCAGCCCCGCCCCCGCGCCCGGATGCCCATCCTCAGCAAGGCGCGCATCTCCGAGCGCAAGGCGGAATCGGTCGTGGCGCGACAGCGCCGGTAGCAGCGCAGGGTCGCCGTCGGCGATGGCCGCCCACGCGGCCCGATCGTCGGGAACGGGCGGGAAAAGGCGTCCATCTCCGCCCGGCCGGTCAGGGTGCTGACCGGCCTGTCCCTGCGCTCGAGCGTCGGCCCCGAGCCCTTGTGATCGTTGGCGGTCGGCGTGGGCCAAACCCTGCTCGCCTCGCCGAGGCTGGTCGGGCCGTGCACCGTGTTCGAGTTCCGGTTGGGCGCTTCCGGCGCCGCGACGGGCGTCGGCCACGCCCTGGCCTGATTCGGCAGACCGACCTGAGCCTTCGAGCCGTCCAGTCTTTGCCCGGTCGCCGATGTCCCGGCCGGGAGGCCGCGCCCGCCCCTCGGCACGTCCGGGGTCAGCCACGCCGAGGATGAAGACGCGTTCGCGGCCATGGCTCGCGCCGACCTCCGCCGCGCTGAACAGTCCGATCTCAACCGAGAAACCAAGCCGGCGAAGGTCTCGCCAGACCCGCTCGGCGCCGGGCATCTGCCCCCTGGGCGCGGTGAGCATTCCGCCAACGTTCTCGATGAGGACGAACCATGCGCGCGACTGGACGATGATGCGCCGTGCGACGGACCACAGGTCGCGCGCGTCGGCCGCGCCTTTTCGCCGTCCGGCGAGGGAATGGGGCTGGCACGGGATGCCGCCAATGACGCCGTCCACCGCGCCACGCCAGCGTCGGCCGTCGAAGGTTCGGGCATCGGACCACAAAGGCGCGTCAGCCATGAGACCCGCCTCGATCGCCGCGACCAGATGAGCGCAGGCGAAAGCTTCCCTCTCCACGTAACAGACCGGGCGAGCGCCCGGCATTGCCAGCTCGAGGCCGAGATCGAGCCCGCCCCCCCCGGTGCACAGGGAGATGAAGCCCGCCCCGGACATTGATCCGGGGTCGAGCCGGTCGGCAGCATCGAGCGCGGGACGTGCAGCCACATTCATGACACCCCTCGTGTGACCGGCGCTCGCCCGGTCTTTGTCTGGTCGCTCGACTTGCGCGACGGCTGCGCCGTCACGTGCGCTCGCTTCGGCTGTTTCACGTGAGCTGCGGTGCAACAGCCTGATTTCACAACGTCTTTTTCCGGCGGCAGGTAGAAGGCGCGTTCGCTGACCCCGGCCCAGTCGCACAGCGCCATCACCTTGCCCGCGTCGATGTTGATGCCCGACATGGCCCGCGACAGGTCCGAGGCGGTCACGCCGATCTCGGTCGCAATGGCCCGCACCCCGCGCCCGTCGGCCGCGTGCGCCGCGCGCACCGTCCTGGCGAAAGCGCGCCAGTCGAACCCGGCGCGAGAGGGGTTGGGATCGGCCCCGGGCATCATTCACTCTCCCACAGCGCGTCAAGGTGCTCGCAGCCGACGGGCATCGGCCAATCGGTGCGCGCAGCGCCGGCTTCATGGGAAGCGCGGATGAGATCGGCAGCGCAGGCGCGCAATGGCGCGGTGAACGCATCCGGCTCGCTCGATAACAGCGGCAGGTCCGTCGCCGCGACTCGCCGGGCATAAGCCAAGGCGCTCTGGGGCGTCTCGAACGTCACCGTACGCGACGAGATCACGAACCCGGTCGGAAGGTGCGTGACGACCCAGCACGCATCATCGCTTTCGACGCCGCAATCGGGCGTGATCGCCAACAGGCCGAGATCATAGCCCTGGACGGTTTCACGACCATTGTCGCGCGTTGCGATCATGACGCTCGAGAGCGGTGGCAGTTCATCGGGGACAATCATTGCGCCCCTCCCCGGTCATCCCGCGGAGCCGCCGGTTCGCCGGGCGATAGATTGGGAAAATGCCCCAGCGCGCCCCAGATGCGGCCACGCGATATCGGCCCCACCGGGCGACCGGCAAGAGCACTGTCGAACTCGGCATGGGTGATGCGCGCCTCGCGCCGGATCACTTTCGAGACGGCGTGGCGGGCTTCGGCCGGCGCCTCGCCATGGATATTACGCCGCGCGACGATCCGCGCCCGCAGGAACAGCGCAAGCATCGGGGCGGAATAGTCGGGAAGCGGGTTGGCGGTGTCGGCCGCCGAGCCCTGACCCTGAACCTGCCGATCGTCCTGAGCTGGTCGAAGGGTCATTCCGCCGCCTCCATGCCGCCGAACAGCGGGCCGTGGGTGTCGGCAACGGGTCGCGCCTGCACCCGCCATTCCCGTTCGATCCGCCGGCGGGCCATGGCCGCATAGTCCGCGTTGAGTTCGATCAGCGCGGCGCGGCGGCCGTGGCGCAGCGCGACAAGCGCCGTCGTGCCCGCGCCGCCGAACGGGTCGAGCACCAGCCCGCCATGCGGACAGCCGGCGAGGATGCAGCGTTCGGCCAGGTCCGGCGGAAAGGTCGCGAAATGGGCGTCGGAGAACGGCTTGGTGGCGATCTCCCAGACGGCCAGCGGCGCCGGCTCGTAATTGCGCAGCAGTCGACCACCCGCCACCTGCTCGGCACGCTCCATGCGATCCCATCGATCGTTGAAGCCCGCATGCCTGCGCGAATGGCCGCGCTGCTTGTCGATCCGCTTGCCCTTCTGGCGGCCGTTGCGATGCACCGAGCCGTGCTCGCCCGGCCCCGTGTCCCAGCCATCGGGCTGCTTGCCGTCAGCCATCGTCGACCGATCAACGCGCACCGCCGATGCATCGTAGTAGGCGCCAAGGCGCACCCAGCGCGGCCCGTCTTCGTCGGGCCGTGTGACCAGCGCGCAGCGCTCGTCAAGGTTCGGCTGAAACGACATCTCGCCCGTATCCCGCGCCCGCCAGACATCGCCGTCCGCCGACTTGGTCAGCATGAATATCTTCTCGTGCGCGGTCGACGGGCGGTAGACGCCCGAGGAGTCGGGCATCGGGTTCGGCTTGCCCCAGACGATCTCCGAGCGGACCCACCAACCGGCGTCCTGCAGGGCGATCGCCAGCCGGTTCGGGATCATGCACAGATCCTTCGGCTTGAGCACGCCGCCAGACGGGGCGCCGCCGCCGCCACGCCTGCCGAACCCGTTCAGTGGTTCGTGCGGCTTGCCCGATGCGGCGCCATAGACCGGCCCGACGGTCGAGAACGGCTTGTCGCGGAAGGTGCGGTCGTCATTGCCGCCCGCCTTCGTCTCGGCGGCCGAGCGCCCGTTCGGCGCGGTGGCGTAGCAGTCGCCATAGTTCAGCCAGAGCGTGCCGGTGGGCTTGAGCACGCGCCGCACCGCCTCGAACACCGCGACCATCACGTCCAGATGCTCGCCGAGCGTCGGCTCGAGGCCGATCTGCCCGTCTACGCCATAGTCGCGCAGCCCCCAATAGGGCGGCGAGGTGACCACGCAATCGACGCTGTCGGGCGCCATGGCCGAAAGTTCGGCCATGCAATCGCCGACATGCATCGTCACGCGCCCGTCCAGAAAGGTCTCGCCGCCCATCAGCTGCCCCGATCAGTCTTCCGGTGCGCCTTCGAAGGCGGGCAGACTGGTGGCCTTGGCGGCGGCGTGAAGGCTCTTCTGAACCTGATCGCGCAGCCAGAACTGCCAGCGATAGAGCTGATAGAACCAGACGATCTCGCCGCCCTTGAGCCGGTAGCGAAGCCGCGCGGGAATGCGCACCGGCTCGCCGTCGATGAAGGCCGGCACCGACACCATGAAGATGCCGGGAATGGTGATCCGTTCGCCCTTCGCATCGGTGTGTTCGGAGGTGAACTCGACCGTGCGTTCGCCGGTCTGGAGACGTTCGGACCGCTTGGCCTTGCCGCCGATGAACACTTCCAGCTCACGGCTGAGCATGATCAGCTCCGACGGGGTCGCGAACTTCTCCTTGAAGAGCGGTTCGAACTCGTTCCTCTCGCCGTCATAGGGGGAGGCCAGTTCGGCCGCGTGCTCTTCGATGAAGGCCGCGAACGCCAACTGCTCCATCGGCTGGCCGTCGCCCGAGACCCACGCCTTGAACTCGTCGGTCAGCGGAAACGCATACGCGATGCGGTGCTGCATCCAGCGCGGTTCATGGGCGACGGTGTGATAGTCGATCACCGCCGTCAGTTTCGGATCGGGCCACTGGGTGGCGCCGAACAGCACCGAATCGTCGGTCTTGTGGCGCTTGGTCAGTTCGATGAAGCTTTCCAGCGTGTCGGCGCGGGCGGTCCCGACGGTGCGACCGGGCAACTGACGATAGGCGTCGATCTGGTCCCGCAGGGCCTTGAAGGTCTGGGTGCGCCGGTCGAAAGCCAGCGGCACCTTTTCCGGCAGGCCCTCGCCGAGGCCCTCGATCTGGACGATCTGGACATGCGGGGCGCTGGCCTCGGTGCCGAGGCGCGCCAAGGCCTCGACCGCCTGCGGGTCGGGAAGTTCGGTCTTCGACATGGACGTTTCCTTTCGGTTGCTGGAGGTCACGACGAAACGGAATTCGCCTCGGCGTCATCGTCGTCATCGTCGTCGCGGGCGGGCCGGGCGATGAGAACATCGTGATCTGGCTGGGGTGCTCGACCGACAACATGCCGTCGTCGAGCCAGAACGGGGTGCGGGCGAACTTGGCCGTGTCGGGCAGCTTGGACTTGACGTCGGCATGGACATCGACGCGGCCGAGTTCGTGGACGAACTTGACCTTCAGCGTGATCTCGGCGGAGGCCTTGGTGCCCTCCGGCACCTCCTCGAGCGCGGCCAGACAGGTTTCCATCTCGGTGGTCAGGCGGGAGGCGACATCGCCCCGGCTGAGGATGTTGAGCATTTCGGCGAAGGTGCGGGTCAGGCGTCCCATGGCTGGTCCTTTCGGGTCTTGCGGGTGGTTCGAACGACGAACGGCGCGCCGGATGCCCGTCCCGTGCCGGCGGCCAGATGGACCGCGCAGTGGGTGGCCTCGCGCCGGCCGGGCCGCGCCCGGCGGTCGACCACCGGTGCGCCGCAACAGGCCATGGACGGCCCGCCGGATGCGTCCGTCAGATCGACCGGCCAGCGGCACTGGCCCTTCGCCAGGTCGCTGAAGGGGGTTGGGTTGACTGGTGCATCGGGCGCCGCACCACCGCCTTCGGCGGCTACGCCCTTGCAACCTTCGGCCGAGCCCTCACCCTGAGCCTGTCGAAGGGGCCTGTCCTGAGCCTGTCGAAGGGCCGGAAACAGGTCGGGATGGTCGCGCAGATAGGTGCGCACGGCCGCCGGCGTCCGGTCCAGCGCGGCCGCGATCGTCGTCATCGACAGGCGGCGACCGACCAGTTCGACCAGCCGCGCCCGCTCCGGCCCGGTCCACGGCCGCGCGCGTGACAGCTGGGTCCCGCGCCCGCGCTTTTGAGGAACCCCGCCATGCCCGCCCGGCGAAGCCGGCAAGCGCGACTGCGCGTCGGCCCCTTTTAGCCGGAGCCCGGCAGGCCGCGTCGCGGCCGGTGCGCCGGGCGATACATGATCAGGACAAAGCCGCCTGAAGTTCGGCGATGGCCGCGGCGACCCGGTCACGGCGCACCTGCCCGCCGAGCCAGCGCCCGGCCCTGGGGAAAGCGGCCGACAGGACCGTCGGCCCGAACACGTCGACCATCACGCCCAGATGGGCGGCCGAGGGTGCGGCGCGCCCGCGCAGCCAGTTGTCGACCGTCGCGGCCGGGATGGCGGTCGCGGCCTGAACGTTCAGCGCCGTCGCCGTCGGAAAGGCCCGGCGCAGAAACGTGACGACGCCGTCCGGATCGAACGGCGTCGATCCGGCATCGTCCTGCGGCTCCGGCGAAGCCGGCAAGCGCGCCGCGCCGGGCGATGAAGCAAAATCTGCAACTTTGCGAAAAGGAACGGGCATCTTTGCCGGCCTCCATCTGACAGGGTTTGACCTGTCGGTGGTGGACGGAAAGGACACAGGCGACCGTTTGGCAAAGGCCGACTGGCCGTCCGGGCCTTTGCCCGGGAGCCCGCCATGCGCGGCACGCGCATTTGCGGCGGGCGAAGGTACACAGGGAACAATCACGGCACACTCTCCATTCGCGGCCGGTCAGGGCCGCGATACGCGGATGAACAAAAGGCCCGCCCGGCGCGGTTGAAGGGAAGCCGGGCGGGCAGGCGCCCCGACGGTCAGGGCAGCACGCCGGGGTCTGGGAGGAAGGGAGTATGGAGGAGGGAATGATCGGCACCACGCCCGCAGGGCGCAAGGCCGACTGGCCGTCCGCGCTTGTGCGCGGGAGCGCGCCAGCCGCCGAAGGCGGCGGGGCGGCGCGCGAAGAAAGAAAGCAACACACACCCATCACCGCGTCTCTCCGAAGGTGAGAAAGACGAAGGCGCACAGCACGGCGATGGTCAGGGTCGGCAGGCCGGCAATCAGCGCCCACAGAAACGGCGCGCGCCAGCGCTGGACGGCGAGGTCGCCGCGCCAGCCATCGGCGATGAACAGGACCGCCCACGCCAGCACGGCCGCATGGGCGATCAGCACGACCGACGTGGCAACCAGCAGCATGCTGAGTCCGGGCCCGGAGACGGCCATGGCGGCGGACGGCGCTGCTGCGGTCATGGCTGGCCTCCACCACTGCAGCGCGCAGCCCGCCCCGGCGCCCCTCTCCCCCCTTGAGCGGGAGATGCCCCATCAGGGGCAGAGGGGGGTTCGGCGGCCGACAGGAAAAAAGGCACGCCGATTTCCTCGGCCCGCGCGCCGACCAGCCGGTCGATCGCCTGGGCGACGGTCAGCCCGTCATGGCTGGCGACCAGCTTCAGCAGCATGGCGGTCGGATCGGACAGGCGCACGGCGACGCCCTCCCCGGTCACCGTGCCGGACGATTTCGGCCGCGCAGGCGGTGGCGTTGGAAGCCATTCCCAGCCCATCACTCCGCCGCCTCCGGTGTCTGTGGCCGCGCGTCCGGCACGGGCGCCCCTCTCCCCCCTTGCGGGGGAGATGCCCCGTCAGGGGCAGAGGGGGGTTCGCCGGGAGATACGGAAACAGACGGCCGCGCGACGCCCGCCGGCCATTCGGCCCCGTCCGGCCAGTTGTCCGACAGCCACTGCATGGCGGCTTCGAGGCGACCGGTGTAGAGATCACCACCGGCCTGCAGCGCGGCGAGCTTTTTCTGGTCTCCGAAGATGCGCCACGAAGCGGTCTTCTGCTCGAGGTCGAGAGCCTCGGCGTACCGGTCGGCGCAGGCGAGCAACTGTTGACGGGCGTTCATGGCGCGGCATTAGCGGTACTTTTACCGCCGTTGTCAACGGTTATCTTACCGTTTTTTTACCGCGTCGTGCGCGGGCATCATCGCAGCCATGGACAATCAGATGCTTGCACGCATTGAAGAACGGCTGACGGCGGTCGGGATTTCTGCGGCCGAGGCATCACGACGCGCAGGTCTCAGCAAGGATGCGATCCGCAACCTGCAACGCGGACGATCGACAAGCATGCGCGGCGAATCGCTGTCGCGGCTGGCCCCGGTCCTTGAAACCACGCCCCACTGGCTTCTCACCGGCGAGGACGCGCCGGCCACGCCACGCCACGCCCCGCCCGCCCCGGCGGCGCACGAGCTGCCGGTCTTCGGTCAAGTCGCCGGCGCCGCGCTCGGCGCGACGCTCCTGAGCGCCGATCCCGTCGAGACCGTGCCCTGCCCGCCGGGGCTTGCGCGCGTGCGCGGCGCCTATGCGCTCATCGTCGCGGGCGAATCGATGGCGCCGCGTTGGAGCACCGGCGATATGGTGTTCGTCCATCCACATCGCCCGCCGCGACCCGGCGACCATATCGTTGTGCGCGAAAAGACCGCCGAGGGCACCCGCGTCACGGTCAAGCGGTTCGACACATGGACCGACCGAGACCTGGTCACCACACAGTACAACCCCGATGGCGAGGTCCGCTTCCGGCGCGACGCCGTCGACGCCGTCCACCGCGTGCTGACAACAAACGAACTGTTCGGCATCTGACGGGGTTGCAAGAGCGGCCGGGCCGGGCATTATGCCGGCCAATACTGCGCGCGACCGGAGAAGATCATGCGTTCTGCTGCGGCTTGTCTTGCGATGCTGGTGATCTCGCCGCCTGCGGTCGCGGACCCGACCCCGCTTCTCTATGCCTGCCGGGTGATCGACGAGCCCGAGCGCCGGCTGGCCTGCTACGACCGGGCGGCCGGTCGCGCCCCCGACGCCCCTGAGGCGGAAACCGCCGAGGCGACCGAGCCGACGGCAGCCTCACCGGCCGGCGGCAAGCCGGCGTGGGCGACGCGAATCGACACGTCGCAATTCACCGACGAACAAACGGTCTATCTGACTGTCCGATCCGACAGGCCGGTGGCGTGCCGGTTCGGCCGCGTCGAACCCGTCACGCTCTTCGTGCGCTGCCTCGAGAACACGACGGCGCTGTTCCTCGACACGCACTGTTTCCTGTCCGATATCCAGGGCTACGGCGATGTCGACATTCGGCTGGACGAGGATGCGATGCGCACGCTGTCGATGGCCGCATCGACCGACAACAGCGCCCTCGGCCTGTGGCGGGGGGGAAGTTCCATCCCTGTCGTCAGGAGCCTGTTCGGCAAGGAGCGGCTGATCATGCGCTTCACGCCGTTCAACGAGAGCCCGCTTGAAGCGACCTTCGACATCACCGGCCTTGAAACCGCCATCGACCCTCTGCGCAAGGCCTGCAACTGGTAGGGCGATTCTCAGCGCCCGGCCGGCGGCGTGATCGCGGCGCCGCAGAAGCGGCATTTCTTCGCCTGCCGAAGAATCATCTCGGCGCATTCCGGGCACGGCCGCCGGTCATCGAACTGAGCCGCCGCCGGCGCGGCCGGGCGAACTGACGGCAGCAAGGCGACGACGATCAGCGCCAGCAACGGGAAGAATAAGGCGGCGAGGAACCAGCCGACGCCGCTGCGGCCCTTGGCCGTCGCAACCCACGGCGTCACGATCAGGAAGAACAGCCACCAGAACAGGACGATCAGGATCTCCATCGCCGCGGTCAGTCCTTGCCCACTGGCCTGCGACTGTCGCGAAGCGCCTTCCATACCGCCAGCATCTTGTCCTGGGTTTCGGCCGCGTGCTCCGTTGCCGCGGCGATCCGTTCGAGATTGCTCAGGACGGCGGCAAGCCCCATCAGCCCCAGACCGCCCAGCACCGTGATCGCCGCGAACTGTTCGTGCATCACAGAACGCGCCGCAAACAGGCTGATCACGCCCATCGCGACGCTGGCAATACCGACAAGGACGAAGATAATCTTCACCGCACACCTCACCCGCCGCCATCAAAAACGACCACCTCACCGCGAGCAAGCGGTACTTTTACCGTTTAGCGGTTGACACGGTAATTTTACCGCTCTACCCTCCGCGTCGTCCCGCTCGTCCCCGGCGGCTGTGCATGGTGTGCCGCCGGATCGGGACCGACAGAGGAGACAGACATGAGCAACAGCGCATTTCCCGGTCCGGCACCCGGCGCGCACGGTGTCACGATCGCGCGATCGCTGGCCGCGCGCGACGGCGCCCTCGCCGGCGTCATTGAAGTCCGGACGGATCGGTCGACCGGCCGTGCGTCAGGATGGCGACGTACATGCGCACGAGTTCTTGCACGTCTTCTGACGTGTCCTGGTGCACGGCGAGGTGGGTGATGCGGTCCGCCAGCTCCGAGGCCAATGCAGGATCGGCGTCGCGCACCGCGTTGGCCGCCGCGTTCAGGACGATGTGCAACCCCTTGATCCGCGCCTCGGCGATCGAGAGCCGCCGCAGGACGGCGTCGGCGAACTCGTCGATGTCAACCGTCCGTCGCTCGTCCATGCCGACCTCCCCCGTTTGCCATGCCGCACCACAGTGCCACACCAAGGAGCATCCCGCCATGATCCGCACCCGTCCTGTCCCACCTCATCCTGAGCCCGGCTGCCGCAGGCGGCTCGTCGCGACCATGGCGATGGCCATGCGCGAGATGGCGTTCGCCGGCGAGACCGTCGACGCCGAGGCGCTGCGCCAGCGCGGCTTCACCGACGCGGCGATCCACAGGCTGGCGCCCGACGCGGTCGTCCGCGCCCGCCGCGACGCCGTCCGGCAGATCGGCACGGAGGGCGCGCGATGAACGATGCAGCGTACACGGAAGCCGAGCGGCTGGACGCGCGCTACGAGGCGTGGATCGCCAGCGGCGGCCCGGCAAAGACGACCCGGCGGCAAGCCGAATTGGCCGACGCGGCTCTCGACGCGCTGATCGCGGCGGGCTGGACCATCCTTCAGCAGCGCATGATCCCCGAGTTCGACATCGAGGTGATGGAGGCGGTCATCCGCAAGGGCGACCGTCTCGAACTGATCAGCTGGTCGACCTTCAACAAGGGCTGGATGCGCAAGGCCGCATCGGGCTGGACGATCTTTTTCGAGCGGGAGTACGCGTCATGAGCAGCATCGACAGCACATCGGACCAGCGCACGGCGAACAATGCCGTGCGGCATCGGTACCGGACGCTCAGCGACGCCGAGAAGGCGCAGATGCAAGAGATCAAGGATCTCGGCGCGGCCTTCATCGCCAAGTGTCACGCGATCGGCGGCACCGATCCGCAATCCGAACGGGCCGGCAGCCGCGATCTGTCGCTCGCCATCACGCACGCCGAAGACGCGGTCATGCGCGCCGTGCGGCACATCACGAAATGAGGCCGGCCATGGCAGATTTCAGCATCACGGTGAGTGACAGCACCAAGACATCGAACAGGCTGTTGTGGGACGGGATCGTTCGCGCGAATGACGGGACGATCGCGCAGGAGGCCGTCGCCGATCAGATCATCGGGCGACTGTCGCGCGAGACAGGCCTGCCAGCCTCTTTGCTCCATGTCCACGTGACAGAAATTGTGCCGCACCTGTCGCCAGATCTCGTCGTCAACAGGGAGTACGTCGCATGAAGCGCGCTCCCCTCCCCGACAATCTGCTGGTCTGGACACCCCAGCACCAGCGCTGGTGGACCGAATTCACCGTCACGGCGACGCTCGTCCTGGCCGCCTGCGCCGGCGCCTTCGTCGCGCTCTGCTTCAACGACTGGTCGCGCGCGCTCGCAGCACTGGGGGTGGGGTGATGTTCGGTCTGACGTGGTGGAGCGGCATGGCGCTATGCGCGGCCGGCGGCGCGCTGGTTACCACGGACGCGGTGTCCGGCGCCATGCTGGTCGTGGCGGGCTGCCTGGCTGCAATCGGAGCGTGTCGGTCATGAAGGTCATTGATCGCGGTTTCGACATTGCGCTCGAGACATTCGCCTATGATGTCATCACCGAGGCGCTGAAAGCCCGCGCCAAGTTCCCCGCAGATGACAATCCAACCATCGCGGCCCTTGCCGAGGAAGTCGGCGAGGCGGCCAAGGCTGCCCTGCACATCCGGGAGGGCAAGTCGAACGACTGGTGGGCGGTGTATGCCGAATGCGTTCAGGTGGCCGCCATGGCCGCTCGCCTGGCAATCGAGGGCGACGTTACGGCGAAGGCGGTGCCGACGGCGGAGAACTGCCAATGACCGGACAACCCCTTCTCGCGCGGCAGATCACCGAGGCCGCCTCGCATGCCGACCGGGCGACGTTCCTGCTCATGGCGCCGCATGCGGTGCTGCTCGCCGCGCCGGGCCCGGTGGCCGACGCCTGCCGCCGGACAGGCTTTCCGATCGGCGCGGACTATGTCGCCGCGATCGTCTCCATGCTGCTGGCGACACGCGGCCAGGACGGCCAGGTGCCCGACCGGCACCGCGCCACGGTCGACGGGCTTGAGGCCATGCTGCGCCGCTTCCTGTTCGATCCGGACGAAGCGCTGATCGCCATGCAGGCCCGCCACGACGCCAAGGCCGGCCGACAGAACCCCGACCTTGTCGGCACGCCCGCCTATGACGCGGCTTGGGAAGCCCTTCGACAGGCTCAGGACGGGCGCGATGGACCGGCGCGGGACGAGACACCAGACTATGGGTAG